CCTGTCATTGGCTGAACGCCTACCAACTCGTTAGCAATAACTGTTGGCATAACACGTCGAATCACTGGAAGAATCACACGGTTTAATGTGGCGATATTTCCAGATGCAGTAGAACCTGAACTTGCGTTCTCACGCAAATACTTTTTGGTATTTTCGAGGATAACGCTCATTGAAGTACGCTTTGAACCTTGCAGGCCTTCTAGCAATGCTTCTTTGGTCTCGTTCCAACGACCTTCTAATAATTCCTGTGACATTTAAGTCTCCTTTTTTTCTTTTTTACAGTCCGGCCAAGCGTTTAAGATCGATTACATTGCTTTCGGCAACTTGGTCATCTTCTTGAACACGGACGGATTTATCGCCAGTTTCTGTGGAATATGTTTCTGTAATCACTTTTTTACCGGCTCTTACAGAACGATCTTCCAACACAGCTGGTAGATACTTTTCGAATGCATTTTTCAAACGTGACGTTTGAACGCTTTCTAGCAAATTACGCATTGTTTCTTGCTTTTCTTTGTTTAAAGGAGCAAGCAAGAGTTCCATGGTGCTTTCGCGCTCATTGGACTCTTTAATAACACGTATTTCACGTTCTTTGGACTCCACAAGAACTTTTGCTCTTTGTGTGAGTTTGATGGCTTCAGACAATTTGTTATTCTTTTCAGCAATAATATCATGCAATTTACGAACTTCTGCTTTCTCATTTAAATGAGTAGCACCAAATTCTGTTGCATATGCTTCAAAGATTCTACGTCCAAAATTGTTCTCGCGAGCAACTTGGATGTCTTCTTTTAACTGTCCTAGTTCGGCCTTAAGATGTTGGCTAACAGCATTAGACATTTTCTTGGCAGATTCTGTTACGAATCGAGCTTTGAGACTTTCTAATGTACGACGAGCTTCACGCACTAAACGAACCTTAGTCTCTACGACATCACGTTTGTCTCTTGCAAATTCTTGAATCTCGCCAGCAAGTGCATGTACCACAAAGTTTTCTAATTTAGCTAAACTTTCTGTGTGCATCTTGCGGTCTTTGCGCAGTTCGCCAATTTCTTCTGCTAATTTGGTCACCATAAAGTCGTTGAACTTTGTAGATGATTCTTTCATTTTAGCTTGGAACTTAACGCGATCTTCAACTAGTTGAGCTTTTTCAGCCTGCACTTGTTGAATCTCTGCAGCAAGACCATCTGTAACCATACGATCTAGGGCTTCCACCATCACTGTCTTGTCATGCTCATAGCGTTGTGCAAACTCTTCGCGTAGTTCTGCACGTACCTGTTCACGAGCTTCAGTCATCTTGGCTTCCCAAGCTTCTGTAATCTCGCTGCGAGTTTCCTCGTTGATCAAGTCGCTATCTAATAATGGTTTTATAATGTCTAACATTATGTTTTCCTTAGATTTTGAGATCTTTGATCAGCTTCATTACTTCGCTTTTCAAATATCTCTGTACCTTGTTGTCCGCGCTAGCGTCACGTGCCATCTCAAGAATTTTATGTCCGTGCTTCATGTTAAGAAGACCTTCATAGATTGCTGTAGGATAAGCATGAGGCGCACTAGGTTGGGCAACTACATCCACAGTGACAATTTCAAAGTCACTGACATGTCCGTTTGAGTCGTTGACATTTCCGGATCCACGACTTGAAACACCTAATTTAACACCAGAATCCAACATGGTTTTAACCAGTTGTCCCATTGGTGTTGGTAATACTTTTAATTTTCCGTAGCCGCAATGGCCTTCCATCCACATACCTTCAATCATGTGACTCACACGATCCAAGTTGATTTTTAAATCATCTGGATGATCTACTTCACCTAGTACACTATGACCAGTTTTGATTTGTTCATTGATAGTTTCTACTGCCTTGGCAATTTCACGTACAGGATACACACGCTCATTGGCATTTTTTACATCGCCCTCAATGCAAACACCCTTCATATAAAGGGTTTTGCCAGATCCATCTGCGGCTTCCTCAGTCAAGAGTTCAATCTTGGCCTGAGTAAAGCTCAGATGTTCTTTTAGATATCGAGCCATATCTTCTTATTAGCCTCTCGGAAATGGTGTTTTTGTGTTAACACCACTGGCTTGAGCTGTCGTTGGCTTTGGAGCCGCTGACAATTTAGAATTTGCGTTGCCTTTGCCAGGAACATTTTTAAATGTGCCTGCTTGTGGCAAATCGCCTGTTTTTGGTGCTGGACGACCTTGTGCAGTGTCACCTGTCATTCTAACAGGACTAGCTGCCATGCCTTTAGCACCAGAGTTAAAAGCAACTACGCTTTTAGTGTTAGCACCGTCGTCACCCATTTTAGGAGTAGCAACTTTGTCTAACTGTACGTTTTCCATCATTGACTCGTCGTCAAATGCTTGTGTGTCATCTTGAGCAAGTGCGTCTCCACCTAGTGGTTCGTCTTCGTCGCCAGCCAAATCGCTGTCAATTCCGTCGTCCATTTCGTCATCGCCGCCCATCATTGATTCAAATTCGGCCATCAATTCATCAAGCTTGTCTTCAAGATCAACCACACGATCTTCTAATTCGCCTTCGTCATGACCTTGTTCCATGTCGTGAGTAAGTTCGTGCCCAGCTTCTTCAGCGTTGTCATCAAACTCTTCATCATCTTCCATTGGCATGCCTTGCTCTTCGGTTTCAACATCGTCGATCAAGTCATCACTGGCATCACCACCCATCATGGCATGACCTTCGTCCATCTTTTCGTCATACTCGATGTCTTTAGCAACTTTCTTACCGGCTTTTTCAGCATGGTCGTCGCGTTCTGCATCAGACTCTTCGTCCAATGCTTCAGCATCGTCGTCCATGAGATTTTCGTATATCTCACGAGATTTTTCTACCACGATATCGTGGAAAAGCTCGCGAGCTTTTTGTTCTTCATCGTTGATTACGTATTCAATCAACTGTTCAAATTTCGATGTCATATTGTGTACCTCCAAAAGTATGGCTCGTAATATATTTACATATATTAGATAATATTGGTAGTTTTAAAGCAGAAAACTGGTAGTTTTTTGAATAATTGTTAAACAATTATTACAGACCAGGTGCTACAGGAGGAGGTGCGTATTGTTGACGCACTAGTTTTAATTTTTCTTTGTATTCATAACTACGCACATCATTCATTTGTCGTAGCTTGTTTAACTGACGCAGAGTCAGTCGAGTCTTTCTCAAATCGCCTAGTTTAAGTTGGCTGTTGTCCTGGCTTAGATCTTGATAAGCACCAGGAGATTTTTCGTATATTTCGTTGAGAATCATACCAGTATTTATACTCCGGGTACTCCAGGCGCACCACCACTTGGAGCACCTGCGCCTGCTGCACCGCCCAAACTGTTGGCACCTGGACTTACACTTGGTGTAGGCTGACTGCCCGGAGCTCCTGCAAATTCACTTTGAGAAAGATCTTGACCAGTTTGAATGTCTGCTTCCATACCTGCAGGAGTGATACCAATGGCACGTAGATCTTGCCCTTGTGTGGTTTCCAGATCTGGAGTGTCACGTTCTTCACGCCAGTGTTGTTCGTTTTCCATGACTTCTTCGTCAGTAAGGCCTAGATAACGTTTCATTAAAAAACGTTTACTCATGTAAGGCAATGGCTCTAGTTGGGTAAATGCAGTGATTCTTGTGGTATCAAGTTCACTTTGACGATAACTGGCAAAGTTCTGTGGAGCACATAGTTTGATAGTAAACAAACCTGAATCAATATTGAATCCTCTCCAACGCATGAACATTTTAAACTCATCGTCTAGTTTTTGCATGATCAAGTTTTGCAATCGTATACAGTATTGGTTGAAACGATATTCTTGAATCAGTGCAGTTCCTACTTTGCCGTCATTCATAGCAATACCACTATCATCAGGGCCTGTGGGCAAATAGCTTGAAGGCACACGTAAACCACGTGCCATTTTGTTGTTGAAGTATTTCAGATCATCAATTTCGCCAAGATTTTCGCCGCCTGGCAACACTTCTACACTGCTGCCACGTCCATCCGAAGTTTGTGGGAAAAAGTAATCTTCGTTAATGCTCAATGGATTATAACTGGAATCCATCATGTTAGCACCGCCACCTGTGTTGGTAGGAATACGCCGTTGATGCATTTCATTTTTGACACGTTCTACAAACTGCATGGCCATATGGCTGGGCATGTTTCCTACATCAATCTTGAACAAACGTCTTTCTGGTGCACGTTGCACACGATAAATTAACACGGAATCTTCTAGTAATTCTTTTTGTTTGTAAACTTTAAAAATATTTTCTAATATGCTTTGTCCAAAAGGCCAGAAAAAGTCCAGTCCTTCGTTCAAGCTTAGGTGCACAATATGACGACTGTCTATGCAACTTTCGTTCATGGCCTGTGTGAATCTGTTGTTGCCTACGCCTCCGCCTGCACCACCATAGCCACCACCATTGGGTGCAGTGTAGTTGGTTTGTCCTGACGCTCCTGTGGCACGACTAACATAGTAATCTTGTGTGGTTTTTGAAGCCACACTCATGTTTTGAAAGTTGGGATTTATGTCTCTAATAATATACTGTTCGGGGCGTTTGCCTTCTGACTCGTTCACAATGACCCTGGCAACTTTGACCATGTCAACCCAGTACATTTCAAATGTTTCCGGATCACGCAAAAATACCTGATCGCCGTATTTGATAGTATTACGGAACAGTTTGAACATGCGTTGATCTAGTTTGTTCAGTTTGGTCCACTGTTGCAGTTGCTTCTTAATAATTTCTATTTCGTGATCAGTTGGTTTGTCTGAAAAATGTATGTCAAATGGTGTTTCGTTATCTTGGTTTAGTTGTGTGCTGAACTCAGCAATAATATCCAAACAAGCATTGACTTCTGAATCAGCATCCATATTTTCATACTGATTGTAACGTTCTACACGATTTGGATGGCCAGAATAAACTTCAGGCAGTCTGCTGGCATAGTTTCTAAATGCAAAATCGTTGGGTGTTCCGCCAGTATAATCGCCTCCGCGTTGACGATCATATCCTGGTGCTCCAAATTGGTTGCGACCCGAAATTGGACTTAGCTGTCCGCCTACCCCATCAGGTCCAGCGACTTTGAAATATTTTTTCCAAGACATTTGATTTTTCCTTGCAGTATTTACCGCATATCAGTGTTGATAAGCTAATATCTTTCCCGACACATCAAGTTGACTGGTCATGACTCTGACCAGTTCATCTAGTTTGTTCAATTGTTGACTCATCAATGCCAGTTGTTCCGAATTATCTGTGGTCGTTGCAGTTGGTGTGATTGTTGATGGAGTATTATTGTTGGCTGTTTGTTGATTTATTTTGTCTGCAATAGAAGTTGCAATGTCATTAATTGGTAACATCTTAGAAAAATCAGGCATCACACTGTTGAGCAAATCACTTGAAGAAGGCATTTTTGTATTCACAAATGTGTCCAGCATAGATTTCATACTGTTTAAATTGTCAGCTATTTTTAAATCAGGTGAAATAGTTTGAGTTAATTCTCCGCCAGCAGGCTGAACTGCTCGATAATCGCTTATACTACTGGCTACTATTTTAGCAATGGCTTGTGGATCCATCTGACCAGGTTGATTTACTTCGCCCAAAATATTTTTAGCAAATTCTTTAATAAAATTTGAATTTTTAATATCTACAGGAATTTTGCCACGAGCCAAGGGCACAAATGCTTCGTCTTGCCCTGCTTCCCCTGCTAAAATATTGGTACCACCCGGTTTGGCTCGCACTATTCCGCCGAACTCAGCTTTTTGCTGTGCCAAACTGGTTGCGTTAGAAATTCGTTTGTTTAGGTGTTGCCCTGTTGATCTTTCATACAGGCGGTCTACAATCTGTGCAGCTTCTTCTGCAGTTTTGGCCGATTTTAAACTGTTGCCGGCTTTTATTTCAGTGTTAGATAATTCCCACTGTATAAACTCTAGTTGTTCATTCAATGATGATTGTTGTATGGGCTTGCCAAAATATTTTTCAAAATCTTTCTGGCGAGGCGGATGCCATTGAGCAATGCCATACGCTTTTCCACCGTCCCCCACTGCGGATATATTCAATCCTGGGCCAGACTCTGCTTGCAAATTTCCAACAATGCCTGCAGCTTGTTCTTTGGTCCAGCCTTGGCTTTGAAAATATGCTAGTGCAGTCTGTGCTGACCCTGTGGCACCTGCGCCTTTGATCTGTGTCTCGGGCGGCGCAGCTTCTTTGTCTGGTTGCGAAAGTCCAAAAAAATCTGCTATAGCAGTTCCAATTTTGTTTCCTATCATGGCACCACCAACTGCACCTGCCACTGTGCCAATTCCAGCAGTGGCACCACCAACAGCCAATGCACCCGCAGTGCCGCCAATAGCAGTGGCACCATAATCCAATGCTTTTCTCGCCATGCCACCACCACCAGTTGATCCACCTCCAACTGACTTGCCGCCTGCAGGTTCTTTGGCCCCGGGCATGACTTTGTTGGCCATTCCGGCTGCAGTATTAGTTGCACCTGCCAATGCTTTCATTGCTTCAGTAGCAGGTGCAACACCTGCTTGCACAAAACTCTGCAAGCTGTCTCTAGAATTCATCTGAGCAATACGTAATTCAACTTGTGATTTAGTAGTAGGATCTAGTCCTTTTAATTGCAGTTCTTGTTCAGCTTTGGCTCGTTCTCGTTGTTGTTCAGCAGTTTCTGCTGCATAACGAGATTGCATTTGTCCAATTTCTTTCATTGGCAACAAGAAATCATTGGTAGCATTAAATTTGGCCAAACTTCCTAAGCTATCTCTGGTTTGACCTGCACCTTTGGCCAGTGCATTGATATATTCTTCAGCAGTGTAAGAGCCTTTGCTTAACATTTGAACTGCACCACTGGCAGTCATAAAAGTTTTGCTCATAGCGCTGACATCACCACCTACACCTTGTTGGAACTCTTTTAGTGCAGTTCCAGTCAGTCGCATTGCAATTTCGTTGTTGGCTTGATATTGTTTGGATGCGGCCAGATCACCTGCATCTGCTTTGCGTTTTAATTCATACTGTGTTTGATTAAATGCATCTTCGGCCTGTGCTTCATCAATTTTACTTTGCAATTGTTCAGCATTTTCACCTGTCAGTTTGCTTAGTAAATCTAGATTTTTAATATAAGCTGCACTTTGAACAGACAAATCTTTATTGATATTTGCAGAAGAAACACCAAATCCTTGTTGTTGTTTGACAAATAATGCTATACCTTTGTTGATGTCATCTGGCGTTTTGCCCAGCATTTGCAGTGCCCGGCCAACATCACTGCGTTGAATGTCATTGGCAGCATTGGCAAATGCCTTGGACCCAGTGGCAGCAGTGCCACCAAAATCTGACAATGCCTTGCTGTTTTCTTTGAGCAAGGCAGTCATGTCGCCCAACTGCTCAATGCCATAACCAAATTTTTGCATGCTTTCAAAAATTTCAGTCATACCTCCAGCAGCGGCCTGGCCACTGGAACTTAGATCTTTGTAGGTTTTAAATAGTTCGTCAGCTTGTTTACTGGCAACTTTGTTAAACTTGCCCAGTGCTATTACACCAACACCTACGGCACCTGCCAGTAGACCCAGTGGTCCTCCCAGTGCCATCAATGCTACACCAAGTGCGCCAAGTGCAGTTGTGACAGTTTCTACTCCGTCGGCCATGACTTCTGCACCCTGCTTGCCTTGATACATGGCCTTGGTAGTGTCAGCAATGGCCTTGCCCAGTGCTTTGTACAAACCAGCCTGGGCTGCAGTCAGTCCTTTGATGCCAGTCTGAGCATCTTTAAACGATTCAAACAGTTCTTTGGTAACAGGAATACCATTTTGAACCGAATAATAATAGTCGTCTATGGCCCGTTGTCGTTCGTCATCTGACATCATAATGGGCAGCACCTTTTGTAATCAATGGTTTTTGTAGTCATAATTATATTTAGCGAGGATAAAAATGACCCCAAACAACCCCCTGAGACAGTATTTTAGACAACCTGCAATTTATATTCGGCTGCCCAGTCAAGGGCAATTTTACCCGCCTGGCACATTGACTCTGACAGAAACAGGCGAGCTGCCTGTGTACCCAATGACTGCCATTGACGAAATCATGTATAAAACCCCAGATGCATTATTCAATGGACAAGCTACAATCAATGTCATACAAAGTTGTGTACCAAATATTACCAATGCATGGGGAGTACCTGCCATGGATGTAGACACATTGTTAGTGGCCATACGTATTGCCAGCTACGGGCACGAAATGGAATTTGGTACAAAATGTCCTAAATGTGCATCTGAAAGCGATCGATCACTGGATTTACGCACAGTCATGGATGCTATTCGAGCGCCTGATTACAGCGCCAGTGTACAGTCAGGTGACATGGAAATTTATTTCCGACCCATGAACTACAAAAATCTCAACGACAACAATCAATTGCAATATGAAAATCAACGCATGTTACAGATGTTGCCAGACACCAAATTTGAAGACACTGAAAAAATGAATGCGCTCACTGCTGCTTTGAAAAGAATCACTGACATCACTGTTACTGCATTGGCACAAAGTATAGCCACAGTCAAAACTCCCAGTGCCATGGTCTCAGAACCTGAATACATTGAAGACTTTCTTAAAAATTGCGATCGCAGCTTGTTTACACAGATTAGAGATCATATTATCAAATTAAAATCACAAGCTGAAATACAACCAATGACACTGACCTGTGACGAATGTGCTCACACGTATGAACAATCTATAGCACTGGACATGTCAAATTTTTTCGCACCCGCCTCCTAGTCTCTGATTCTGACACCATTGGCAAGATAGTTGACGCAATGGATAAAGAAATTAAAAATATTAGACAGGAGGCAATGCAAATGGCCTGGTACATGAGAGGTGGTCTCAGTTACGAACAAGCCTTGCAACTCAGTAGCTCTGAAAGAGAAATTGTCAGTGCACTAATCAAGGAAAACATGGAGACCACCAAAAAAAGCGGCCTCCCATTTTTTTAATATGCTATATCAAGATCAAGTACGCAAAGACATATTACATTGGCTGGAAAACTTTGTTGAAAAGCCACACCCTGCACTAGGCGGCTGGGCACCTTGCCCGTATGCACGTAGGGCCAGACTGGACAATGATTTCGAAATTAGACTGGGATTGGCGCCTATACATGATTTGATAAAAATCAGCAAGCACGGTCTTGGTGGTAAAAGTGTTATTATCATTGTGTACAAAGCTGATCAAGTATCACATGAATCGTTCAGCAACGATATTGAAATAGCCAACAGAGAATTTTTGTTGCCAAATAACCTGTTGGCACTGGAAGATCACCCTGATGATGTAGAAATGGTAAATGGAGTTTGCATGAATCAAGGCACTTATGCATTGGCACTGGTGCAAAACCTTGATGATCTCAATGCCAAAGCCCACCAGATGGCCAACAAAGGATTCTATGACACGTGGCCAGAAGCATACTTAAAACCATTATTTAAACACAGGAAAGATCCACGATGACATATTCAGTATACCAACACTGGGACCCATTGAAAGTCTGTGTAGTAGGACGCAGCTATGCACCTGAATTTTATTCTTGGATCACAGTGCCTCATGTGAGAACATTATTTGAAAAAATTGCTATCGAGACTGAGGAAGATTATCAAGCCATTATAAAAAAACTACAAGAGTTTGGTGTAGAAGTACTGAGACCTAATTTGCCAACAGATGCGTTTGCAAACGGAAAATATGTCCCACCACCGATGTGTCCGAGAGATTATATGGTGATGACTGGCGACAAATTTTACGAAAACTATAGTTTTGCTTTTAAAAAATCATACCAGAATGTCAAAGACTTGTCCTGGCCAGACTGTAGTTCAATGGAAGAGTTCGTATTGTTACCCAACAGTATACAACAAGAATGCAACATTAACCATTGGTTCAACGAATACCAAAAAATTTATTCCACATGTGATCATATTTTTGATCACATACGCCAACAAGGAAATACAATTAAGTCACACCATTATGACACAGACTTGTTAAACGGAGCACAAATATCACGCATTGGCAAAGATTTGTATTTTGGAACAAACTCTTATGATCAAGACACAACCAATTATAAAAAATTTATTGACCAAGAATTTTTAAACACCAGAAATCACATTGTCAACACCGGCGGACATGGTGATGGAACCTACTGTCCTGTATGCCCTGGATTAATCATAAGTCTTTATGATGTGCCCACTTACGCAAACACCTTCCCAGGATGGGAAGTAGTGTATCTTCCTGGGCAGAGTTGGAACAAAGTACAACCATTTTTAAATCTTAAACGTAAAAACAAAGGCAAGTGGTGGATACCAGGTTTTGAACATGACCAAGATGTAATTAATATTATTGAAAAATGGTTAGGACATTGGACTGGATATGTTGAAGAAACAGTGTTTGATGTCAACATGTTGATCATTGACCCTAAAAATGTTATGGTGTTTAACTACAACAAACAAGTATTTGATGCATTGGATCGATATGGTATTACTCCGCATGTAGTTCCGTTTAGACACAGATATTTCTGGGATGGAGGAATACATTGTGTAACCAGTGATCTTCATAGAGAAGGTGTGATGCAAGATTACTTTCCAGGAAGGAATCAATGACATATCAATTTGCCAGAATTGACCTCAGTAAAACTGAATATACACCTAGTGTACACTGGGAATATATCCAAGATCGCAGTGAAGATACATTAAAAAAATTAGATGATATCTACAGGACCTACACTATTTACAAACACTTTGCTAGTGTAATGCCTATGTTTCACAGTAGATATTTGGATCCAATGGCAGATGTCATTGGCTACTACGATAACAACAAACTTGTGGCATGGAGTTTGATCCGGCGTTTTGATAACCATAATGCCCTGTGCGATCAATTTGCATGGACATATCATCAACCTCGTTCAAGATTAGGAATTGAAACGATGAAAACAGAATGTGCTATCTACAAGGAGCGAGGATTTAAATACCTGTATCTTGAACAAGCACATCTGTACAAATCTGAAATTGATGGATTTGAAATAATAGGACCACTGGAGTAACAATGGATTTATACACAATTTGGGCAGACAAAGAGGGCGATATTTCTGACCTTGACTGGGTCAACGGAATGAAAAGTTTTTTTGATCATTTGATTGCTGAAGGCCGAATGGAAAGCTATAGAATCACAAGATGCAAAATGGGATTCCGCAGCATTGCTAACATGCCCGAATGGATGATCATCATGGAATTTAAAGACATGGCTCAGATGGACATGGCATTCAAACGAGTAGCACCGCTCGAAGGCGAACTCGAAGAGAAACACAAATCGTTTAATCAATTTGTCAGTGGCAACATACAGCATGCGCTCTTCAGAGACTGGCCTGATCAAAATCTATGAAATACACACTTTTTGCAGGTTGTTCATACACAGCCGGCGACGGATTTGAATTGAAAAAAACTGAACCGTCTTTGTGGGTTAATCAGGTATATCATAAATGTTTTTCGCACACTACCCAACTTAACGTGAGTCGAGGTGGCCGATCCAATGCAGGTATTTTTCAAGACACAGTAAAAGTATTATTAACGTATCCGGTTGAATATGCCATAGTCGAATGGACCAGTATGCCGCGCTATGAGTTAGAATTAGGTTTTGAAACTTACACTACCAGACAATGTTTTATGCCAAATCTCAAATGCCATACCCATAACTTAAATGATATAAACTACACCAGTGCTTATTTGACTTCAATTTGCGAGAGGTTTACATCACTGGCACACGATTACTACGAAATATCAAATCTTATTGAGTATGTTAATACAATTGTTAATCTTGCACAATTAACAAAAACCAAAGTCTTTTTTATCAATGGATTGTGTCCTTGGGACAACAATTTTTTTATTAAAAAAGAATCTGTGCTTCCATCTGAATATACCACGTATACTCAAAAACTATTAAACACCAACAGTCGAGATGATACCGAAGTGTTTCAGTTATACAATACCATGCATGATAATTTTATTAATTTGGGTGGCATACACGAACTACTATGGTTAAATTTATATAATTCGATGCTATCAAGCAAAATAGATGTAAACGATGATCTTGCTCATCCTGGCATTAACTCTAATAATCTTTATTTTGATTTATTTTCTAAGCTATTAACCAAACAACTACTTTAAGAACTTTGCGCTGCAAAGTTCTATTGATTTCACTTCGTTCATCAATTTTGTTTTTCTTTAGTATTATCTAGATTAACTGGTCACAATTCACCGTATGCACGGTGAACATGAAAAAGCATTATCTGAGTAGCCCAGTCATCTATCATAATGAGATTGCAGTTTCCTGCGCGGAGGCGGTTGACCGGTACCCCCTACTCAAGTTTCACATATCAACGGAACCCTAGTAACCCGACGATAAATCCAAGTTCTATGAGCACGGGTTGTATCTTTTTCATCAGAGCCCGAACCATTTGTTGCCTTAAGTTAGCAATTGCCTTTGACACCCAAAGTTCTAGACCGGGTATTGCACCGTTCCTCGATGGGGCTGGACCAACCATCCAGCACAGAGTCAGTAAAGCTGCCTATCTAAATTTTATTTTTTATGTGACTACCATGTATGCGGCACACAATCTGTCCGTTGTAGTAGTCGTCTGATTCTAATACTCTATGATTGAATTGTTCTCTAGCTTCTACATAACTGCATTCTGCTTTTGATTTACAATAAAATAATATTTCTCTTGTGAAGTTGTCGGCGCCTTGCGCTAGAATGTCTTTGTTGAGTTGGTCGTTTGATCCATAATATAGTTGCCAGTCTGAGTCAATCTTGCTTCGAATTCGTTTTTTCTTTTTGTTGCCGTTCTTTAATTTTACTACTTTGTATGAGGTTTTACTAAATTTTGCTAATTTTTTGCCTATGTACTTGCGACCAGAAAGATTATTTGTAATCAAGTAAACAAACCCTACACAATCTTCTGGTAAAGTCTCAATTGGAGCATTTTGATATAGCCAGATCATGTGTTGTGTGCGGGTTATCCTTGCTCTATAGTTATGCCTTGTTGTTGCCTGTTTGTGATTTTATGTTAGTTCTATTTCTCGTTGCCATTGTTGATCAAATGCTGTGCCCATACTGGTTTGCCCACACACTGCGGAACAGATAGGGTCCTGTGTAGGAATAGCATCAATATCTGTAATAAAGTCCTGTTGTCTTGTGCCTAACCAACAACAGGGTACCAAGTTGCCTTTTGCATCAATAAATGCACTTTTTTCTCTAAGGGCGTAGCAATTTATTGCAGTTGATTGTGTTTGAATTGGTTGCCATCCAGTTGGGAATTGCAACGTTTCTGTAAATGGACGTTTTGAAACTTTGGCACGAAACCAGCTGAACCCCATGTCTCTAGCCATTTGTTCGCATTTGTCGACCTGGTGTTGATTGTGTCTATACACCAACATATCCCAGTGTGCAGAGCCGCCGGCCGAAACAAATGATTCAACGTTGGCCATTAGTTTATCCCAGTTTACATTTTTACGATATACGCCATTAGTGTCTGCCAGCCCGTCAATACTGAACACCACATAATCTTGCGGCTGAGTCATGAGTTGGGCTAGGCCGTGCCACCAGAATGTGCTTTGTATAGCGCCATTGGTATTCATACCCAGTGTAATGTTGTTGTTGATAGACCTGAACCTATTGAATATGTCCAGCGTGTGTTTACCAGCAGCCGGATCTCCGTAGTTGCCGCACATAAACATTTTGTCTAATTGGCGTATTTTATCTTCATTGATCACATTGAGAATTTGACTCATAGAAAGATGATGCTGACGATCTTTTCTAAAGTTTGTGTCAGTTTCTCTAGCACACAACGGGCATGCGGCCTGGCATACGTCCGTGGGTTCGAGATGTAGAACTTTTAAGTCACGCAAGATCAATGTCCGTGTTGTAGCTAGTAAAGCCGTTTTCTTTGATAACTTTGAGAATGTTCTCCACACGTCCGGCCAGTTCATCGCGATGTGAAACAAGCCAGATTGACTTGTGGCGTTCACGACTCATTTTCTTCAGCAAAGCCAGTGCATTCTCTACACCTTGTGTGTCTAAACCGCTGTCGATCATTTCATCAACAAACAACAAATTGATAGGCTGGTATAAACTTTCCCAGACATCACGGAATGCCCAGCTCATACTCAATATCAATCTGTTGCGTTCGCCACGCGATAAATTATCAAAATCTAATTCACGCCCTAGTTCTTCAATGCTGACTGTTAAATCGTTTTGGAATAACACTGTGTGCGGTAATCCAATACGATCTAGATAGTGTGTGAGCCTTATATTAAGATAACTTAAATTTTGCTCAATGATTTTTTTGCGAATAAAACTGTCTTTGCTGGTCAATAGTTTAAGCAAGAAATCTTGATGCTCTTGCAATCTTGTGAGTTCATTGAGTGTTTCATAATCAACTGTTTGCAGTGCCTGTCCTTGCATATCTTCAATTTGCTCACCGTATGGATCTACTTCTGCTGACTTGTCTGCAATTTGTTTTTGTAGATTTTCTAGTGTGGCACGGTGCTGAATGGCATCCTCTTCTTTGTCATAGAACATTTTAGGAGGCTTGCCTAACACACCTAATCCTTTGTGTGTGGCTTCCAGCTGCATGAGATCATGTGTGTACATTTCGGCATTGGCATGAGCTGTGGCCAGATCTTGTTGTTTACTGGCCAGTACTTCTTCATGTTTTTCGTCATGCAGATCTTGCCCGCAGGCATGACAAGTATGTTTTTCCAATGCAGCTACGTCTTTGACTATCTTGGCAATTGTTTTTTCTTCTCGACCTAAATCAAGTTTAATTCGACTGATAGAGCCGGCTAGGTCATTGATATCTTTGCGTTTTTGATCCCAAAGTTTGTGATCCTTGTGCGCTTGTATTTCAACATCAATATCAATTTCTTTTAACGCAGTTAGTGCGTTGGTAAGATTGTTAATATCTTCTGTGTGTTTGTTAGACCATAAAGTCTGGCGGCGTTTTATGGCTTCAATTTGTTCTTCGATTCTTTTGTTAGCTTCGGTAACTGCACGAATTCTAAATTCTTCTTGAGTTATTGCATCTTTAGTTTCTCGATTAAGTTCTTTAATCCTGTCAGCTCGCTCGCTGAGCATGGTAATGCCTAACAACTGTTCAATGATGGTGCGCTGGTCGTTGGCCTTTAGACTCAGGAACGGTTCTGTGTAAGTGTTAAGTGCCAGGATATGTTTGAACATATCGTGACTTAGACCTAGAGTTTGTTCAATGGCATCCTGTGTTTCTCTGCTGTCGCCCTGTGCTTCGTCAGTGACCATTTGCTCTTGATTGTTCACAAAGAATCTTAACACATTGGGTTTGCGACCTCGTTCAATTTTATAATCTCGGCCATTGCAAACAAAGTCTAAACTGACCAACATGTTCTTCCCATTGGTTTTGTTTACTAAATTATCTTTGCGAATGTTTGAAAGAGCATTGCCATACAATGCATAACTTAAAGCATTGATGATAGTGGTCTTACCTGTGCCGTTACGGCTTCCATCTCCGCCTAGATCTAGATTTTCGCCTAGCACCAGTGTGAGATCACTACGATCAAAGTCAATGGCCTGTGTGGCATTGCCCACACTCATGAAATTTCGGACAGTAAGATTTTTAATGTGTATCAAATGGTGTCTAGCCTATGGTTTAAAATAGTATTTGAAAATTCTTGAACATAAAACCTGTGGTTAAATTCAACTGTATCCTGTACACTATACATTAAATCTTTCAACTGGTCAATTGATAGTGCGCCAATTTCCTTGACAATTTTTATCACTGCTCGTATGCGATGGTTCGGATCTTGAATTAAATCATAGTCTTCGTTCCATAGATGATCAAAAGTTTTAAATCCTAATTTTTTTATTTGAGCTAAAGATCCAGGTGCACCTAAAATTACAAAAGGTCTTTTATACAAGATTGCTCGAAATGTTTTTTCTGTTAGATACGGATACGGGTATTGTAATACAGTCTCAACCGACACGTATAAAAATGCCTGCTGAACCGACGGAATATCCCACCGATTTATATTTGGTGCACCGGTGATTGTTGTATCTTTCCAATTGTTGGAAAAAAACCAATGGTGTCGATTAAAAACGTCTTGCCCAGCAACATCTATGCCAAATCGATCATTAATGTTAGTAAACGGAGTCGTTGTTACAAATATCAAATCAGTTGGCAGGTTTGTAGTGTCGCTGCTAATCTTTGTTGTGTTTGAAAGTGTGGCCAGGGCGGAATTAAAATGCCAGGACAGAATACCACAGTCTAGCAACTGGTGTTCTCGAAGATAGCACAAAAACATGACCCGATGCAATCGTTTGGCACCATTTAAACAGATGTAGGATTTAACAATTTTGTCAACATTGATATCAATTGATTGAGGATTTGGATCAGTTTGTTTCAGTAAATAGTTATTTTCAAATATTTGCATGCCAAACTCGTCGGTTACTCCTTGATTTATTTCGCTTGAAATACCATAGTGATTGGTCAGCAACAGGCAAAAGCACACAGATATGTCCAAATGATTTAAACAGGTCATGAGATTGCTGATAATAAATCCATCTCCGCTGCTTCCATAGTAAAAGTCTGTGTCATAATGATAAATTAAAATTCGATCATTTGGATCATAATGATCTTTATATGCCAAAGACAAACTCTGGTACAATCGGCCAGGATCATTTGCTAAATTATGTAAATTAATTTCGGCTATAATGTTATATTTTGCTTGTAGCCTAGCATAAACCATTGGCCATAGAGGATATGTCAGCATAGTAGCTTTGATTTTTTTAATGGCATTTCATAAATTCTGATAGATTTGCAGCAATAACTTTGAATCAAAGAATTCAGATTCAATATTGGTCAGTTGGTCTGTGACAATTTGATCTACACTTTCAAATTTGATTTCGCCAGGCGACATGTCTGTGTCTACTGCTGAATTCTTAACAGGAATCAGTGCCATTTCACGCAGATTATAATCCTTGACAAACGTATCTTTGATAAAGTTTGCTTCCTCGTAGCTGATGTCAATGTCTAATTCTACACGAATATGCATATTTGGTGCTAGCAGTGTCGGGGCACTGTCGATTACTTGACTAAGTTTGAGCACACGATATAATGGTTGTCCTGGCCAAGCATGATATTCCGGCTCATCTCCCCAGTTCAATATCATCATTCCGCGATCTGCATCTCCGGCATCTGCATAATTATGAGGAAAGCAATTGCCAATGTAATGTATATTTTTACGTTGTTGTCTAAGATGAAAGTGCCCACTAAAGACTCGATCTACACCACCAAAATCTTCTGCCGATATTTCTCCATGGTCTGGCATCTCTACCATGGCATTCATTTTGAAATGTGGCAGTTCAAAATGTCCAAACACATATTTGGATGTTAATTTGGGCACACGCTTGTGATCATCTCCAACTAGCCAAGGAGCAATAGTTACATCACCATCAGTGAACCAGTCGTTTACAATTTGAATGTTGGGCAGGTGTCGAGCCCATTCAGTGCTGTAGATATCACGTCGGTCACGATAGTACAAGTCATGATTGCCAGGAATAAAATAAAAGCGATCAAATGCCGCCGAAAGCTTTTCTAAACTACGCAAACTGTATTGCAAGGTCTGCATGTTTATGCTGGCACGATGATGACTCCAATCACCCAGGAACATGCCAGTCTCACAACCATTTTTTTTGGCAGTGGCAATAAACCAATCAACAAAATTGCTGCAGTCTTGATTGTGAACAAGACTGTTTGATTTCAGCCCAAAATGTATATCTGTGCAAACTGCAACTTTTTTAAATAGACTCATTGAGTAATTATACTACATCATCTAGACTGGAGTAAACCGGACCGGACAACGCCATCATTGAATGTTTGCCAGTGTTTTGTCGCGTCCATGACGGATTGAGACCATTCATTTCTAATATGTCGTCTCTGATATTTTGATTTTTCTTTTCTAAATTCAAGATACGAGTAAAGCTATTAGTGATAGCGGCAGTATAATACGCAAAAGGGTTCTGCGATTTTGATTCATCGAACTGAAGTCCGATTTGACTGAGCTGCAACAGGGCTTGTCCGCGCATTTCTTCATTGTAGGTGTATCCTCTCCAATTTGATCGTGTGGCATAACGCTCACATAACTTCATAAACATAGTAGCCAACTTGCGAGTCATTTCGCCATGATCTCTGCTGAACTCGCCGTTGACTAAATCGCCTTTCCAATGGCTTTTGCCCACAAGATAAGGAACTTTATTTTCATCTAAGCGATAGTGATAAAATGGAGGAAAGTTTAATCTAACATGTTTGGGATCCAACACAGGAATTTCCACCAGTTCTGCCAATGGATCTTCCTCCTCCATTTCCAGTTCAAAAATATCTTGAAGCTTTTGTTTTTTGGCCTCAGCTTTGGTAATCTTTTTAGGCGCCATTGGAATATGCTCCCAACAGGTTATCCTAAACACAAGATCAGTGTTGGCAATCTTTTTAGGATCTACAATTATACCTTCACGTTTGAGCCGGTCTGCACGATTGCGCCGCGCCTCGGCCACAGTTTTTTGATTGATTTTGTTAACTGCTGGTAAAATAATATCGTATTGGTGATCCAATTTGGGATCACGGAATGTGCAATATGTATTTTTACTTGAATGTATTTCTTTAAGAATATCTCTGTTGTTGAGATAGTTGACTTTGGCTGGGGTTCTAGCTATAGTTTCTGCCACTGATGTTCTCCTGAATATATATTTATTGTAGCACAAACACAACAGTTGTCAACCTTAATCATTATATTTGCCGATTATTTTACTGGTAAATACTGGACAGAGAACAAACATGGCCGGACTAACACCAGAAGAACAAGCATTTTATATAGAGGACCTTGCACGAGTAACTGAGTCTATTGCTTTTCTGCAACAAAGGATTGCAGAAAATCAAACGGCTATCAACGAAGCACAGGTTCAAATCAATGCGGCCCAACAGACTATTGCAATTGATCAAGCTAACTTAAATAATCCAGATGTTGATCCTGCCTTCTTGCCGGATATTCGTGAAAACATCGTTGAAGCACAAGCAAGTATCAATCAAAATCAAATTGTTATTCAACAATCAACCAACACTATTGCAGTAGACCAAAATCAACTTGGTGAACTGGAATTATTTCAGGAACGAGATCAAGAAGCATTAACAGGAACTGCATCACCTAGTCCGGTTTCTACCACTGTAAATGTCCAATCAGTGACCACGGCAGTGGGGGTACCGGTCAGTCAAATAGCTCAATCTGCTGGTGCAGTACCAAACAACATTGCCAGGCCAGCAGCATACAACAGCAATGGACAGTTAAATCCAGGCTATGTATTGGATGAAAACAACAATCCTGTGTTTGTGGGTGTCAACACCGCGGCCACACCTGTGTCAACTTCGCAGCTGTCAGCGGCACAACAACAGGCCACACTTAGACTGGCTCAACAACAACAGACTATTGCTGCCCAACAACGCACAGTAAACTATGGAGATTGGCGAGTCAAGCTAAGTCTGGCGCCCAATGCCAAATATTTGTACAATTCTAGCAATCCTGGGATACTGCAACCATTGTCCAGCAACAAAGGCACAGGCGGTGTTATATTTCCCTACACTCCGTCAATAGATACTGCGTATCGAGCCAACTATAGCAACTATGATTTAACACATTCGAACTATCGAGGATATTTTTATCAAAACAGCTATGTGGATGCAGTAAGCATGCGAGCTACGTTTACTGCTCAGAACACCAATGAAGCAAACTATCTGCTGGCAGTAATACATTTTTTCCGTTCAGTGACAAAAATGTTTTACGGGGCCAATGACAGTCTACGAGGATCACCGCCACCATTGGTATTTTTAACCGGACTAGGGTCTTATCAGTTTGCACAACATCCCTGTGTGGTAAGTAGTTTTGCTTATAATTTACCATCAGATGTAGACTATATCCGGGCACTGAGCAACAGCAATCTTGGAACCAATCAACAAAATCAACAAATAAATCAAAGCACAATTCCCACAAACGGGTCAACCAGCAGCGATAGATTGGCCAATAATGGGCTACCAGCTGGTGCCACTGCCACACCAAATCCTGCGCCAAACACTGCAGATTTATTAAACTCACCTACCTATGTGCCAACTAAATTAGAAATGACAATAACTTTACTGCCTATACAAAGTCGTCAACAAGTAAGTCAAAATTTTAACATGCAAGATTTTGCCAGTGGATCATTGTTAAATGGAGGATACTGGTAATGGCTTCATACGATTCAACTAGTCCTTATTATCTCACTGGGTATAGTCAGTTTTTCTTAGATACTATGATCAATCGTCCCATACCCAAACAACCAGATGATATATTGTTCAAACTAAATTTGACTTATCAATACCGACCAGATTTACTAGCATTTGATTTGTACAAAGATTCACGATTGTGGTGGGTGTTTTATCAAAGAAACCCCAATACATTACAGGCGCCACCATTGGATTTTGCCGCTGGTGTTGCTATATATTTGCCAAAACTTGCTACACTAAAGTCAGCATTGGGATTCTAACATGTCGCAACCACCTATCGCCAGTTCTGGAGTTATAGCAAGTGTTCAGCAGACTGCCAAAGATGACGGTGCTTTAAATCAAGACCCCAATCAACCTGGTACTGTGCTGACATTAGACGGCAGAATTATACCAGCTGGAACTCCTACTGCTACTCCTGCTGCTTCAAATACCACGGTGGTCAATGGGCAAACAATATCAGCCACTGATGAAGCAGGAACAAATGCTCCTTTAAAATCTATAACCCAGACGCAGGCTACTCCTCCGTACAACCCTAATTTGACTGCTCCAGTTGGTACACTGGGCAGTGGAACATTTGGCATTTTAAATCAAGACGGTAGTCAAGCAGGACCTAACAGTGGTGTTGGGCAATTTTTTGCTGCAGGGCAACTTCCTGGAGCAGGGTCTGGATCAGGGGTCAACAATTTGGCTAACCAAAGCGATGACAATCCGGGGGCTACCAATGCTCCTGCAGGAACACAACAGGTGTTAACACAAACATTTGCTGGACAAATCGTCACACAACAAAATCAATTGGATCGATATGCCAGTTATACCTATGCACTGTCGTGGTACTTGCTAACACCAGAACAATATAGTATTTTTCAAACAGGATCAAAAAATTCATCGTTGTGGATGTTATTGATGCAGAGCGGCGGTGCTGCGGCTACTCCTACACAGTCTTTTGAAAATAGTGAACAAACATCTTCTAGCATGGGAGGACGTAGCCAATTTTTTCCCTATGATTTCTACATGGATGATTTAGAAATTACTACATTAGTTCCATTGGGAGGTACAGGGTTGTGTCATAGTGCCACTGATATAAAATTTAAAATTGTTGAGCCCAATGGCATTACTTTAATCAATAACTTGTACAACGCAGTAACTACGTTGTACAAACAACCTCAGACAACCTCTACCGCAACAACAGTCAATACCAATGCTACCACGTCTATTCAAAATCCCAATTACCCAATGGCACATTACTGTATGGTCATACATTTTTATGGATATGACCAACAAGGCAATTTGGTTGCACCTGCTACAGGTTCTTATGGCCCCAATGGCGGCCGTGCCGCAACTGATCCTACAGCAGTGATAGAAAAATATTATCCATTTATTATAACAAATTTAAAATATAGAATGGCCAATAAACAAATTGAATATGAATTAACCGGCAAGCCACAAGCACAGAATTATAATCTTGGTACTGATCGCGGCAGTATCCCGTTTAACTTTAATCTAGCAGGAACCACAGTGGGACAATTGCTGTCAGGTACTGGAATCAGCACTCAAACCAATACCGCAGATCCCGGTGCCAGAATAACCAACCCTACTCCGCCATCAGCAGGTGCAGGCAGAGGATTTGTCAATCCTCCATTGGTAGGTGATACCAATCCTTCCTATGTCAACAGCACCAATGGTAGCGAATCTGTTATAGGAATTGATTTTTAATTATTTTTAAATCCTATGGTAACAAGTAATAATTTTTTTGGCAACAACGGCGGCGGAGCAGCATTTGGTAACCCTACCATTGCTCGGCAAGGTCAAACATCTGGGGCAACTCAGATTAGCAATGCAGGAGCTGGTCGAGGATTTGTTAATCCAACTTTTGTTGATCCATCTTTGTCTCCTCCCAAGGCGCCTGCTGCACAAGCCAAAACCAATGCGGTTTATTCTAGTCTAGTTGATGCATTGAATCAAAATCAAGCAAAGTTAGTTCGAGACCGCAAACAAGAAATTGCAGATCAGTATATTATAGAATTTGCACCACAAGACTTGGCTGCCAGTGGATTAAAAAAACCCGGCGAAGTGAATTCTGAAAACACTGCCATGCAAAACAACAACACTGCAGCCAGTGTGTTAAATCCATCAACCAACTTTATTGACTACAATAGTCAAGGTTGGCAAGTCACTGCTGGCACACAAATAGTACAACTAATTGATCAAGTCATGCGCAGTAGTACCTATATAAGCAATCAACAATCAACAGTGATAGATGATGACGGGCAAAGTAAAGCAAATCCTTCATCTACTGCTAGCACCGCATGGTATAAAATTTCAGTGCAAGCTACACCACTGGGCTACGATCATATCAGACATGATTTTGCCTATCAACTAAGATATGT